TAAGCACAGCTAAGGACACAACAGAACGCAATTTAATGCAAAGAGTTGTTGAGGGCTTGGGCGATGGAATAAATCAATACTTAATAGAAAGCGGTAGAATATTAACACAAGGAGATTAATATGCCAATGTTAAAAGACCCTCGTTGGGCAGCTATAAATTTTGACGGCACACCTGCAGCTGGTGCTTTAATGTATGTTTATGAATCGGGGACAGATATTTTAGCAAAAGTATATTCTAATGCGGCGTTAAATGTCGTTCAAGAAAATCCAATAGTTGCAAACGGATTTGGATATTTCCCTGTTCCTTATTTGGCTACAGGTGCGTATAAGGTTGTTATTACAACTGCTGATGGATTACCACTTGATTATATCAAAAGCGTTTCGGTTGATTAATAATAGGTTGGCGTAGGATAACGCCTAAGAAATCTTTTGTATTGTTTGTCATTGTATCGAATCATGCTTGGGCACATTTCTTTTGGTGTAACTCCTATAAAACGGACCGGTTTTGATTCAAATGTTTTTTGATTAATAATCCAGGCCTCGTTTCCATAAATGGCAGAAATAAAAAAACCGTCGTCATACAAATGTGACAACGGTATTATATTAATTGGAGAGACCTGGACTAAAACACTTTTCCATTGTTTTGTTAGCATTATCCCTCCTTTTTTTGTATTATAAAATCAACTTTTTTAATTGTCAACATGTAGCTTTCTAATAATTTTGTCTTTGCCAATATATATAATGTTTGTTTTTGTGCGGTAAAATTTACCGGCAACAACACCTTTAGACACTCTGTATTCTGCGGCAATATCCGTAAATGACGTGAACACTTTTCTGTCTTTGGTGCCGATTGTATAGTATTTGTATTCTGGTAGCGGATGTCTCATTTTGTTTTCTCCCTCTGCTCTTCCAATAGTTGGATATAATTCACCGCTGACACAAGTGTTTCGGTTGTAACTTTCTGGACATATTTCACAGGTCTGTCGTCGACATAATCGGACACGCCATAGTTTATAACCCACTCTCGTTTATTAGGATTCCAAACTGGCTCTCGTATGTATAGTATTTTCATTTCCTTTCCTCCTTAGGATAAATTTTATCAAAATCTTTTGTGTCTTTCTTTGCTTTTTTCATAACTCTTTGTGGGTAGAACACAAAATCATACAGTTCCTTGTAAATAAATTCCATCAAGTATGCGCCTATTTCGTCATTTGTAGTATCTACTCTATATCCTATTATATCGAACAATCTATTTACTGCGTGATAAACTTCGTGGCACAGTATCCCGCCACCAACTTTTTTGTCCGCTCTATTAAACACGATATACACATCGCCGTTATAGACATAAGTCATAGCATTAGTTTTGGTTTTGTTCCAATCTTCGATAACATCGTCTGGTGCTTCGTTGATAGAATCTATACAGGCAACAGACCTATTTAGTGGCAAGATATCAACTATGTATTTCATTTCCTTTCCTTATGGTTGTGGTTTAATAAATTCCATCTGCCACTTGATAACAAGTAAGCCCCAAAGACCGCCACATATCCACGCATTGTTTTCTATCTTCAAACACGCCCCATATGCACTCGTTTTTAAGGTTCGGTTTTATCTGTGTTTCGTATATTTCTTTTTTAACAATGTAATCTGGGCGATGGTCGTCATTTTTTCGCATATACAAGCCATATACAGGTTTGTCCGTATTTTTTTCAAGCCATTGTAGCGTTTCCTTCATATACTTATTGGGTCTGCCAGTGACAAATATTATTTTTGCACCGTATTCTTGCAACGCACGCAATAATTCAACAGTTGGTGCAATTGGTTTGTCGTTTACACAATCTTTATAAAATGATTCCCAATCGGGTGCAATCTTATCAAGGTCAATATCGCCTGATATATCTTCTTTTGACGGCAATATAAAATGCAACCGCTGTGAGCAATCTGCAAGCGTTCCGTCAATATCAAATATGTATTTCATCACTTATCCTTTTGTTCTAGTGCTGTTATGGCTTTTATGGCATATTTTATTTCGTTGTGCATAGTTTTAGCATCAACATTATAATCGCCATCAAAAAACCAATCTGTGTGTCTTATAGTGTCTTTTGCGACATCCAATGCCTTGCGTGTGCGGTCCATCTCTTGCAAAGCACGCAATGGTAATGTTTCCCCATCAAGAGGACATCTATCTTTGCCACCAATCAAAGCGCCAACATATTTGTGTGAATATCTATGGTTACCGTCCATATACAAACTAGTGAGTTTCATTTCGTCTCCACAAAACGGACATTTAAGTTTATCCATTGTCGCCACCTTTGTTTAGTGCTGCTTTGATTTTTACCAATGCACTTATTGCGGCTGTCATAAAGAACCCAATACCAACAGATTCTGCTGCAACTTTAATCTTGTTTATTTCATCAACAGCGACATCCAATGCCTTGCGTGTGCGTATAAGTTCTTTCCATAAATCTTCTGACCCGTAGAAGTTTCCTTTCCAACTAACACATTTTTCATTAGAACACATTATGTCATTTATGTTTTTACGACCTAATTTCCGCCCACAGAACGGACATTTCATATCATTCATTGTCGCCACCTTTGTGTTGTATTAGTTCATAAACAGCATATCTACATATAACACCTTTTGTTTTTACCAAACGCACAGGACATTTGTGTGCTTGCTCTAACAAAGGCATAATCTTGACAAACTCTGCCACCACATAAGAATCGTCCATTGGGCTGTTTGGTTTATAAATATATCTTTTACTCATTGTCACCACCTTTGTAAATGATTGGGTCATCTGGTTTTACTGGTTCGCAGTGTTTGTATTGGTTGCCACTAGATTTACAATAAGGATGTTCGCACCATTCATTTATATCATCAAGAATAGCATAGGTTGATTCAATTTTGTCATAATCCCAAAATCTACACAAATGCCCAATCCAAGATAACTGTATATCTAAATCTGGCACATTTTCCTGACAGTTCGCTTTTTCCGAATTGTCGTGTTGTAATTCATTGACAGCATCTACAACGTGGTTGAGAACAGTTGCCAGCGACACAAACAAACACTCTTTATTTGGTTGTAATTGCAATGTTTTTTCAATATCTATTTGACCAATCATTTTATCCCCCTATTTGTTCCCAGATATAGTAATCCTGATACCCGTCTATTGGCTGGCAGGCACACAGCATTGTCAATATCAGTATTGTTTTCATCTTTGTTTCTCCAATTTCTTTGCCAGATTTATTATCTGGTATGGATTTGTGCGTTCGTAGGTTTTGCCTTTCCACCAGAACGAGTATGTTGTTATGCCCGTCTTGGTGTTCAGCGACATCCAAATGTCAATGTTGTTGTAGCTCTGGTAGAATTCTAATTGCTCTGACATTCTGTGTCCTTTTTAACAAGCGTATTTTTCAAATTCTTCCGCACAAATATCTAAATAGTTTTCTACGGTTGGTTTTTGAAAATACTGTCCGACTACATACCCTATTCCAAACGAACCAATTACCCCTAACAACACCCATGCGATTATTTTTTTCATTTGTTGCTCCTTTTTTTAAAATCTATAACCGACTTGTCCATCGTGCGCCGTCCAACGACTTTCTTTACCCAGTTGGTATATAATCACACCTGCGATTACCGCTGTGCCAACAAAGAATACTGTTTTTGCTGTATGGCTACGCGCATCGTGCCTACCGGTCTGATAGCCAACATTGTATGCTGTACAAGTTTCGCATTGGTGTGGGCGAAATTTAATCGAACTCAACGCTTGTGCGGGCGTTACTAAAGTTAAACATAAAAGTAATACAAATATTTTTTTCATAATTAATCCTTTTTTTACATTGTTACACGTAGCGATTCTGCTGGTATGCGTTGCTCATCAGCAGTTATCATACAACCAGTTATCAAACCGACATATTCGGGCTGATAGGCGGCGTATTTACTATAGCATGTTTTTTTATCTATCAAATACGCTCCTCCGAATATTATTGCGATAAGCGCCAAAAATATTGCACATATTAACTTAAGTTCATAGTCAATGTACATCCATTGCTCCTTTTGGTTTCTGTTTTTGTTGTTTTAGTCTTGGTCTTTTTGACCACGACCGGTTCTTTGCGAGTAGGCATCCTGTTTTCTTCGGCCCATTTTTGTGCCTCTGCAAACGCTTTGTCTATATCACTAATATCTGTCCAAAGAGTATCACCCTGTTCTTTAACGTATATTTCAATCTGTGGCTCGTTTCCGTATGTGACGGTGGAATCTATCTTATTAACATAAGTTGGCCCGTCGTCGGGCAAAAAACCAGCCTTTACGAACGCGTCTAAAATTACCTTAGAACCAAACCCGGTGATATTGTCAATGTCGCGCTTTTTGTTTGGCTCCGTGTAAATGATTTCGAATTGCGCTGGCCAAGACAGGTGCGTAGGTTCTCCCAGGTATGTCATTACCTGTTTTACACAATTCTTTTTCATTGTAGCTCCTACCATAGGATGCCGACGGCAAGCGTTTTGGTATTCGTTAATCCCTGGAAGGCGAATTGGTAGTGTAAATATTTTCATATAAACTCCTCCATATTTTCTTTTTCCAGTTTAGCAACCAGGTCGTTATAAAGCCTAGTTACATGTGTCAATTGCTCTTGCACAAACTCTTTTTGCACTTTAGCCTCGTCAATCTCATGCAATAGAGGGCCGATGATGTAATCGATATACGCCCAACCACCATGCGGAGAGTGGCAATTACGATGCAACGTTATATATGGCACACCTAACGATAACGCGGCGTTTTTTATTGTGCCGTAACGGTTTAGCAAAAATTCCGTTAAACGCTTACCGGCGTCTGACGATATAAGTTCCGCTCTCATCTTTTTCATAAGCAAACACTCCTTGTGTTACTAAGTCATCAATCATTTTTTGTCTCACGTTAATGTGGATGACGCTTGTTGCCGCATAAAATTCACCTTTGGTGTAACGTTTGCCAACTTCCACACAATTTTTCATGGTTATACAGTCACGTGCGTATGGCGTGTCTCCCAATTCCCTTACATGCTCTCTAAGCCCTAACAAATGAAAGTCCACAAATGCTTTAGCCCAGCGCACCGAATTTACTGTAACCACCGGTCTGTCATCTACAAATTCGCATGCAGTTAACGAATACTTGTCTAACATCTCATGCGCACGCGTCAGTGTTTTTCTAAACAAATCCTTACTGTCTAAACTATTCGGCAATGTATAGTTGTAATATTCGAAACACTCATCTAATAATTTTTCTGCTTCCTCAGTGTATGGCACCGATAAAATATTTACGCCACCTGTATTATATGCTTGCGGTCTTATCTTGTTAGCCTCATTCACTGTCCAGGCATCCAAATGATTCCACCACTCATAAATATCTGTCGGCGGTTCGTCATCCGGGGCCACACAATCTTTATTTTTTTCGGGGCGTTCATCTTCCGTTACCTCAATAATCGTAAAACGGTTAAAAAATCCGTCTTGAAAATCGTCTGAGGTTACCGCGCCATATAAACGATTTGGCACCGATTGCCCGAATATAATAAAGCATGGATGGTCTATTTCGCGCACTGGTCTTTTTGCCGCAGCAGAGTAAGCTTGTGTTTGATACACATAGTTCGCCTTACTATAAATTTTCGTCATTTCGGTTCCAATAGCCTGCGTATATTGGCTCGACCCCTCGCCCTTAGCAAAGCGGAAAAACTGTCCGATTTCGTCAATAAACGAATACGCAACACCGTCTTTGCGTACCAATTCGTCAATCATGCCTGGCGCAGATGCCATTTCGCCCATCAATCTTGCATGCAGTCTAGTTGGTCCGTTACTCATCAGCCATAATGCGTTATCGCAAACGGCACTTTTACCACAGCCAGATGGTCCTACGCAGATGATATAATTGTTCGTGTAAGTGCGTGTGTGTCCGCGAAACTTGTGTCCATAGAACGCACTTACAACAGAGGTTGCGGCGGCAACAGCAAACACATCCTGGCGCACAGGCGAAACCTTACGAATCCAATCATACACCATTTTAATTGCACCAACTGGTTGTGTAATTATTTTTTTCAGTTCTTCGCGGCTCGCTAGCGCAACATCTGGCTTTTCCTCTACTGTTTTTGCCCAAAGGGTTAGCATACGCGAACCTTCTTCTGCCTTTGCCTTAATTGCAGCAAGGTCAAAATCATCCGGACCAACATACCCGTTCTGTTTGGCCAAGAAAAACAATGTGCCTAATGTAATTTCGCGAGGGTCGTGAAACGAACGAAACTTTTTTGAACATTCAGCAATGCCATCGAACTTCATTCCACGCGCAGACCAGTCTACAAACAATTCGCAACCAGTAACTGGCCCAAATCCTTCTTGCAATGCAAGCCCGACTTGAATCCAGGTGTCATAACTTTGGTCCGGGTCGATAAAATTCAACGCCTCTTTTGCGGTTTCGAGATTTGTTTCGATATAATTACGTTCAACCTCTATGCGCGGTAATTCAATTTGCTTTTTTTCTATATGAGTCTTAGGCCGGAAAAGCGCTAGTAACTGGTCTAGCGCCGTTCCGGTTAGTTCCGGCAAGGTGCTTTTGTCGATAGTCAAAAGCGTCTGTTGTGTTAACCAGCAGTATTCCATACCAGAAGGGTGGATGGAGGGTGGAAGCACAGTTTGTCTGCCGGCGGATAAAAAATCTACGCCAGACTGTCCATCCAGGCTTTTCGCCGATTTACTCGGCGCTCCATTAAACTTATAAAATGCAGTATACCCTTTTGCTCCACGCTTTTTTACAGGCGAATCAGGTATCAATCTTTCAATTTGTTTAATAATTTCTGGGTCATCAGTATCAATATCTACAGCACATACACCACTTGCAGGACCTAAGGCTAGCCCGATATTGTTGTTTTTATTACAAAATGCCTTGGCTTCATCTGGGGTCATCAAGGTTTCGCAAAAGCGAGTCCACCCTTGAATCTTTGGCCCCTTCTGCTTTGGTGCTAATGGCACGACAGAATAACCCTTTGCTAAATATTGTAGGGCATTCTCATCCCAAGCAACACACTTATCTTGTTTTGGTAATTGTTCGCCAGTTAATGATTCGAACACGTTACTCTCCCTTGTTTCCTTTTCTTAAAGACTTTGGCATACTTGGTGCACCTGGTATGCCAGCAGGCTAACAACGGGGGGAGGTGATTTTTAGTGAATACCCCCGTAGCACCGGTCTTTTTAGATACCTAAAGCATCGCGGTACATTTTCATTAACTCATCTTGCTCGTCTAATTCATCCGGGTCTAATTTACGCAAATCGACCATTTTTTTGATATATTTCGGGTCGTATCCGGCGGATTTTGCTTCTGCCATAATTTCTTTTATATCAGTGGCGATTTGTGCCGCATCTTCATTTAATCTTTCGATTCTTTGCACAATAGATAATAATTGTGCGTTATCAATCTGTTTCATGGTAAATCCTTATTTTTTCTTTGTGGTTTTCTTTTGCGTTTTTACTTTTGCTTCCGCTTTTTTTCTTGCCTCTTGCAAAATGTCGCGCAAATGCTCCAACTGTGCAACCATTTTACTTTTGCTTTTTATATCATCGCTGTAAGATTCAATCGTATTTAAGCAGGTTTCTACAGAGTGCATTTCCGGGTCCTCGATATGCAACGAATAAATTAATGCCAATATTGCTTCAATATGATTTACTCTGCTAACGTTTTGCCCTTGGATATTTACACCTTGGTCGGAGAAGATAACTTTCAAAAAACGTTCTTCTTTTTCGGTTGTTTTTTTCGCTGTTTTTTTTGTTGTTGTTTTAGTAGTCACTTTACGCTCCTTTCGTTTTTGATTTTATGTTATGGGTAGGCGGATGCTCCTACCCAATCTCTTTTATTTCCAATCCGGTTCAATCGTATTGGATTCCACCGAAGACCCTAATGGCATAGGTTGTGCCACAGCAGGTTGTTCGTTGACATTCGTGCTTTGTCCGCTAAACAACGGTTCAATCTTGTCGATGTTCAAATATGACTTACCGTCTTTACCAACACTTTCTTTCAGTGTGATATAAAACATTTTTCTGACCATTTCTTGTGGGTCTTTTGGTGCAGTTCCACAGCAAGCGAAAGCCAAATCAGCCAAATCTCCGCGGTCAATCAATGCTTTTGTAGACAATTGCATTGGGTTTTCTTTGTTTGGGCGGAAAGGTGAGAAAAACAACGTGTGTTTCCATCCTTCTTTAAACCCGTTTGCGCTTTCCGCTAACGCGCAACTAACGCGAATTTCCTTGTCTGGGTCGACAGGGTTCGCGCAAGGTGTGGTAAATTGACCACCAAATGGATGCACGCCTTCCTCATACGCAGTTACAATCAATTTGTATTTACCTGCGGTGAGGTTTTTTGGCATACTTTCATCGCGTTCTTTTTGTGCTTGTTCCAAATCAAATCCAAATAAATTCATTTTATGCTCCTTGTGTTTGTGTTTCTTGTTCTATTGGTAATGTTGTAGCCGTTTCTTTTACTGGTTGTTTGCCAGTCAAAGCAGTAACGAAATCCTGCCACGAGAACGGTATTTCTGGTGGCATCGCATAACGAGACCCAGCAATATACGCAGGATTTGCGGCGTCCAAATGCAAGACGCGTTGCCCTGTTCCAATTGCTTGTCCGCGAGTGCCGAAGCCAGTCGATGTTTGTTGCACGATGTTCTTGAAAGTGCAATACCCGATAATATCCACATAATCACTGTAAATCTTTAATGTGCTATCGCCTTGTGTGGTTTTTGCATATAAAGACGGTGCGATATATGTATATTCTGCTCCGACCGGTGGTTGCATTTTCTTGACCTCACTATGACAAATGAATACGATATTCATTCCTCTTTTGATGCGCAACTTTTCAAACTGCTCGATGATGTTTCTGGTTTCTGTCAGAAGTAATGGATAGCCACGACCAAACGGGATGTCCGCAACGTCTTTCCAACTAGAATTATTCTGTTGTTTGACAATCCATTTCTTTATCAGATTTTCCAACACATCAGCACTATCAACTACTAACGTCTTGTATGGATGCTCACAGTTTTCTAATTCTTTCAGCATTAACTTAACGTCATCGTAATTGTCAGTGTATGGCAGTTTGTTTGCCCCTTTCAAGTGTTCCAGACCATTTTCAAGGTTTAAAAACACATGATTAGGGATTTGTGCTCCGAAATACGACTTACCGACTTTTGGCTCACCGTAAATCATTACACGAAGTCCTTGTGGTTTTTGTTCTGTCGTTACTTGCTCTAAAAACATTTTGTTCTCCGTTCTTTGTTCTGTTAGTTCTTTTTGCTTTCGTTTACAGCGAAACTAGGTTTCGCAAATTTGACCGAACATATTGGCGCAAACTCTCTCATATAGAGGTCGTTATGCACAACCTTAAACTCGGTCATTTTTTTGGCATCCGGTTCCAGTTTAATTCTAAACGGGCAACTTTTATCCAATAAATTTTGTGGTCTACTGCGGAAAAACTCAATCAATGCAGAATTATCATATTCCTCTTTCTGTCCGAAAGTAATTTTTATATCGTCTTTCCAGGTTTTGAAATTGGGGTCGCCTGATGTCCAGCCAATTTCCTCCAAAATCAAATCTTCGACCAATAATCTCGCTTGTTTGGCTTCGTCTTCTTTTTGTTTTGCACGAATCCAATTCTCTTGAAGGGTTTTGAGTTTATCATTCATATCACGCTCCTTTTGTTTTTGTTATGCCATATATATAGCATATATTTTATTAAATGTCAAGACCTTTTTACAAAAAATTATCAAAAAGGCACATAATCTTTTTCGCTCCATTTACTACACCCACCTGTATTATTCACTACCTCGAACGGTATCGGGCGCATTTCTCTTGCAGAACAACAATGTTTGCCCTCCCAAAACACACAATGTTCGCATGATGCGCATTTACGTTCTACTGGCATGTAGTGCATTATTGTGTTCCACGAATTACTGTGTGCCGACAACAATTCCGTCTTTTCGTCGATGGTAAGAGGCACGGTGTGATTCACAAGCATTGAGTTTAATTCTTTCATCGCTTTCAGTAAATAATCTATTCTTGTTGTATCAGCCATTGTTTTGCTCCTTTATCAATTTTGTTAGTTCCCAATATTTATCTTTTTTTTCAAATTCTGCCTCAGAAAACAATCCTTTCATTTTATTCAGATACGACACCATCCACTCGCAATCGATATTCATTGGTAATTTAAACCCATGCTCTCCAAATATTTTCATCCAATTTATTATCGTTTTTGTTTTGGAGTATCCGTTGTCCTCCGGAAAGAAAAACACAGGTCTGCAACTTAAAAAATTACCTATCAAAAGTTTTACATAATTATGTTTTTCATTATGCTCCACAGACGCTTTCCATATCCGTATCGGCACTTTGTCTGCATCTTTTGCGGTTTTCATATCTGCCTTTGTTGTCAACTTTGGCGGAAATTTATATCCGCATTGACATACGGTTGTCCTGGTTGCGCATATCGCTTGGCAATTCGGACAAACCTTGCTCGGTGCGTCATCTGGTATGTCGCCACCGCCTCCGCCTCTGACTCGTTTGGTCTTAGACACCTTTTCCCAGGGGACATCATACGCGTCCGGGTCAAGTAAATTGTGCCTGCGAATATTGCCTGCGTAATCAGCGACCAAAAAGTTTTCTTTGCCTTCATACAAACGACTACCACGACCCAACTGTTGAATCGCCAGCGCTCGCGACATTGTAGGTCTCATCAGCCCTAAACCATCCACGAACGGCGCGTCAAAACCTACACCCAGTTTATCGATGGACACAAGATATTTGAATTGCCGGTTTTCAAACTGGTTGATAACTAATTTGTCCTCATCCAACGACAACTCGCTATGATAAACCTTGGCTTTTTCGCCCATCGCGGTCAGGCAATCGACGATTGCGTTGGCATGGACAATCGAACACGCAAATACCAGCACATAATGTCGATTTGCCATCCGTTTCACAAGGTCAGCACAAGATTTTGCGACTATGCGATTGAAATGTCGGTTCATATCATCCTTGTTATAATCCCCGGCGGTGATTCGCATATCGTCAAACTTGTCATCTGCGTTGGCATCGTAATTCACTGGCGGTGTCAAATAGCCTTGTTTCACCAAATCAGCGAATCCTATCTTATAGGTTATGCGATTGAATAACCTGCCCTCGCCATAACACGCACCACCTTTCAAGCGAAAAGGGGTAGCAGACAACCCGACAATTTTTGCTTTTGGTAATTGCGCCAAAAACTTGCGATAACTGCCCTCGTTCTCGTTGTTTATCATTTGACAATTATGCACTAAAAGTCCGTTGGCGAAAAAAGAGGGGTGCCCAGCAACTTGTAGGTCATATAACGCGACTCCGCATCTCGATTCTTCAACCTCAATACTTTCCACCCAATACTTTGCAGAAAAGCATCTTTCTTTCTGTCTTGTGCTTTTCTGACCAGGGTATTGTGCGAATTTCCATCCAATTCTATTGCCAACTTTAATTGCGCATTCCCCAAATCCACTTTGTAATTTGTTGGATAACCACTGCCGTCTCGACAATGCCCTGTTTTTATTGGCAATTCTGCTACCCACCCATCCTTTTTTAATATCTTTAACCACTTCTTTTGTATCGGGCTCAAATACCCATTGCCGTATCTGACTGGCGGTTTCCAACCAATACTTTTCAATTTGTTCGACAAGTTTATTCTTGTTTGTTCTTGTTTCATCGGATTTTCTTTCAGATAAAAGCACCTGTTGCAGCAATATTTTCTTTTTGCAAACAATGTTATCCCATGCCTCTTTGCCGGATGAAAATGCTTGCCACAATTCTGGCATATTTTGTATGCCAACAAGTTCCATCCCCCGAACCATTTGTTCGGCTCGCACCCATCCTTGTGTGGTAAAAAATGGATGCCGTCCGGAACATCTAACTGTGTAAAACCGTTTCCTTTTCCTATCGTTATCTTCATAGCCAATCCTTATGTTATAAACTGTATTGTGTATAGATTTTTTTATTTTTTGTATTTTTCTATTGCCAATAGCAGTTATAATATAATCGTTTTCTTTTAATTTGTCAAGTCTTTTTTTACCATTAGGTGTTGCCACTAGCGTATCCCCTGTAAAACATTCGTCTATAACTACAAGGTGAAAATCTTTAAACAAATCCGCGTGGCGACATACAGACAGAATAGTGCCTAAGGTAAATTGCCCAATCTCTTTGCGCTTTAATTCTGCGCAATATATGGATGGTGAAATACCTAGTTTTCTAAATTTATCTGCGTCTTGCTCGACAAGTTTTGCCCGATGGGTCAGCACAAGAATCTTGATGCCTCCCCATTTTTCTTTACACCTGCGCGCAATATCGGCTATGATGAGTGATTTCCCGCTACCTGTTGGCAATTGTAGAATAGGGTTGCCCTTATTCTCTATATCGTTCATCAGCGCGACACCACAATCGTTTTGATACTGCCTTAAAGTTATCATACCATAATCCCTTTTTTCACTAATTCTACCTTGTCTAACGATTTCCTACTCAAATACACTTTTGGTTCTGGCGATAGCCCATCGTGGACATATATTTTTACCGGTATTTCACTGGTTATGCTCACGAAATTGTCGCCTCGCTTTTCTATATTGACAACCCACTCGCGCTTTGGTTCGACCAAAAATTTGACATTATACTGCCCGTCATCATACAAAAACAATTGTATGTAGCCAGCTTTTGCCAATTTTTTCAGCCAATCAATCACCTTTGTTTGCGCAACACCTGTATATTGCGCAAGGTCAGCAAGTGATGGCGGATAGCCGTATGCTTTATTTCGCCAATACAGAGTCAGATAAAGTTTTTCCGTTGTCTTGTCCATTTTTCTTGCGTCTCCTATCTCTTATTCTCATTGGTGGCGTGCTTACCGCCCGTTCAATTGTCCAACCCATCTTTTTGATTCGATTATATATTGTCTGGCGTGATAAACCTTCACATCTGGGCGTTGCCGGGTCTGTGTGGTATTTAAAGCGCTTGTCGATGGTTTTAAATGGGCTACCGGTTCTTTGTATGCGTTTGTATATCGCATACTTGCTACCGTTTTTTTCATCCGCCATAGCCATACGAATCTTATCTCGCATTGCTCGCCTTTTAATTGTTTTTTCGTCTTCGTTTTCCATTTCTTCCTCTTATAGTAAATGTATTGGATTTGTGGCAAGGTCGGTCAAGACCGCTCGCTCTGCGACCTTGCTCACCATTCCGCAAAAACACTCAGACCAAAATTCGAAATGATTGCCACAAATGTCCATCACTGGAAATAACTGGCGCGATATTATTTCATCATAATCGTGGTCTAGCACCTCAAATATGTATGTCAAATCTTTTTGTGCGTTGCCATTGATTTTACGCAATAACACCGCCATCAAATCGTTTTTGGTCATGGGTAATCCTTTTAGTAAATAAATTCATCGATTCTTTTTTCGGTATCTTTCACAAACTTATTCAACGAATCAATGTCCTCGTCTGGCATTTCTGCCGGCGCATCCGCTACCAATATGCGCAATTCGCCTAACGCGCTACGCACCTTTAACAGCGCCCTTGTATAGTTAGAACGCAATATGCGCGCTAACAATTCATCCCTTGCCGTTGTCGGCATAGTCATCACTTTCAATTTTGCCATTTTTTGCTCCTTTGGTTAGTATATTTTGGCTCTTGATAAAATTATAATTATAACTATCAATAAAAATGTTATCATTTTTATGACTCCTGGTTTTCTAATATTGCTATTGCGTCAAGGATTTTATCCGCGACTATCTGTAATTTATCTGCCTCATCTGGCGGTAAAAAATTATCAAACGGGTCGCTATATTGTTTTAAAACCTCAGCGCGTCTTTTTATTTGCTCAACACATGACAAGCATTGTTTTCTTACCTGGTCGCGCAAAACTTTGTCTTTCTTAGAAATAAAAGGCAATATCGCTCCCATCCTTTCACCTCTTATTTATCTAATTCTGCTATTCGCACTGTTTTATCCCCGACAATACATATTTTACGCATGCAGGTTGAATCGTCGGCTTTGATGATAATAATATCACCTACTGCGCATAATGTCCAAATCGGCGCGAAATAATCTGCTTTACAAATTTCACTTATCGGTTCATCGCTCTTATAGTGCCATAATGTAAATCCGTTTGCGTATGCGATAACACTCATATTTTTGTTTTGAAAAGCCATTTTATGCTCCTTTGGTTATAGTTTTTACTTGTTTCTTTGTTAGTTTCAATGATTGCCGGCACATTTCTAATTCAATATCATCCTCGCCGGCAAGGTAATTTTCCCTATACACGCATAATGCGATGATGAGATTATTATCCTTGCGACTCAGCGCCGGATGACAAAACGCGCGGTATGATATGTCTCGCAATTCTGTTTTTGACATTGCCTTTGCTATCATTGCGATAAATGTATCTAACATTTTAATCCTCCTCGTCTAGCCCTAACCGTTCTACCTGTTCGCGTATTTCATCACGCGACAATTCTAACACCAGCAAAAACGGTCATCCAGGTAATCACGAAATGTATTCGACCACCGACTATTATGCCCCCACGAATAAAAATCCTCTTTGACGCGTTCACCCATTTCGAAATACTCTGGTATATCGATAGTGTCTGGCACTACTTGACGAATCCATACAATCAAATTTGGCAAGCAATCTTTGTGTTCTGGCTTTCCGTTTGTTTCCCAGTAATGTTTCACTGCTTTATACAGGTAGCGATATTTCGTATTGCTTTCCATTGCATGAATAATATTTTTATATTTCAACATTTTTCGCTTCTTTATTAAAAATCTTTATAAATTAAATGATATATCCCCTTGCGATTCATATATTGTGCCTTTACAAGATAGCAATTCCAAAAAGTTCCCCCGTCTTGCGACAATTCTACCTTGCAAGGTATTTTATCTACGTTTGCATAGGTAATATATAAATCCCATTGCTCTAAATCTGCGTCATAACAACCGCTAAATTTTTCATCATTAAACAAGTTTATTTTCATTATTTCGCTCCTTTGGTTTTTAATTCTTGAAATTCGTTATCGTCGTATATACTATCCAACACCGGCACAATCAATTCGGTATCAATGAATACTACTGATGATAAATCGTATATTGCCTTGACTAGTGTATCATAGTCGATGTTATACTTTATCAAAAAGTCATACAATCCCATTGTTTCGCTCCTTGTTTAATAATTTCCCAGTATCTTACCAATTTCATATACAACATCTTGTATCTGGCTCGAATAGTGGTCTATATCACTTACCTCACCCATGATATCCGGCGCGTCTCCCTGTTGAATTTCAAAACAACACCCGTCTATATCTCTACATATCGATTCAATTTCACCCAGGTCTAACCCGTATAAATCGCATATCTTACCTAGTATCTTACCTAGTATTTTATCGCGGTATTCATCATTGAATATCGATGAATCTTTTGCGGTCATCTTGGCATTGTGATAATCTCTACATATTTCAAAAATATCATATAACACATTTTCTTTCATCTGTTGCCTCCTTGTTTCTAACCTAATCTAACCAAAATATATTGCGGTTCATCCTCATCATCTACCGCCTCAATATTCGATATTTTATAATCATCGAATACCTCCCCGGAAATATCTGCATATCGATATTTTTCGTAAAGGTTTTTCACTTTCGCAAAATCGATGTCCTCACCCTTGGTCAACATTGCGCAATTGTTTATATAATCATTGTCTACAATATGCGTATAATCGCAATCATAACAATTCATTATATTTTCTAATGTGCCGTCATCAATCATCCGGTCATACATTTTGCTATATAGCAAAATTTTATTTTCATCGTCTGTCCAGTGTCTTATGCGTTTCACCATTAAATCAAGTGCCGTCTGCTCATCCATATACATTGTTATCATTTTTTGCCTCCTAGTTTCGATGTTTCTTGTTTTATTTTTCGTCATCTTTCGTATCTTTATTCACTAACTCACCATTTTATATATACCTCGATATATTGCCATATCGTATTCATTGCGATTTCATATAACCGCTCCTGGTATAAATCTCTGTCCAGGTGATTGATGATGAAATATTCTAACACTACCTGGCTCAATCTTTCGAAATCATCATCCAAACTTGCGAAAAATTCACCGACATTATTCGGCACAAACGACCAAAATCCGTCTCGACTTGTGAAATTTTCGTGTAAATAGTCATCGAAATTCTGGCGCATAGTTTTTTGTGCGTATTCTAGTATATGTTGCCAATCACAATCGATTTCAATTTCCACCTTATCGGTTTCGAAATTGTAATATTGCGGGCTATGTAGTGCGATGAATTTCATCCCGGTGATTTCTGGCGCGTCATCCATACTATAAAATAGCGCGTCAATCGATTGTCTACATACCTCTTTTTCGTATTGCTCATACCCGTTATTTACAAAATCGTAGTATTCACCCTCTTTTAATTCATCCTCATCCGCGTTTTCGGTGATGTTGAATAATGTATCACTATTATATAAATCACTTTCATAAAATCCCGGAAATATAGCCGTTGACCAATTTATATACTTTAATTTCATCTTTGCGCTCCTTGTTTCTTAAAATTGATTTAATATTTCATCGATTTTTTCATCGCATACATTCATCAATTCATCGCTAGTATCTTGTATTGTCCATTGAATCTTATCCTCATAATATGCGATTAAATCGCTTTTTTGTTTCGCATAATGGCAATATTGATATAACATAATACCGGCGCATATAAAAAATATTAAAACTTGTTTCGTCGTTTCGCTCCTTGTTTTGTGTTTCGTTTCCCTTGTTTCCCTCTTGAATCATCAAGAGGGTATTCAAGGGATGAGGAGAAAAACTAGCATTCGAAAAAATACACCACATTCAATGCATCTTTTCTAAAATCTGGCAATTTTTCGATCATTTCATCGATTGATTCTTGATTCAATTCTGCTATATCGCGGTATAAACGACCATAAAATCCCTGGCTATATGAAAGTGTTTTAATTGTTTTAATCATAAAATCAAAATTTGCTTTTTTATCAAAATCATTTTTGTTATTCATCGATTCACCTCTTTTTGTTTTTGTTATTTTTTCGAATCTTGGCAAGGCTTTTTATTTCATCCCTTGCCTTGATTCGATTTCCATTATATCATATTTTAATACAATTGTCAAGTAAAATTTTATACAATTGTAAATTTTTTTATTTCTTAGAAATACCGGATGATTTCTGGCTCTTTTTCAAAATCGTATTTTTTAAAATCCTCATATCGATAATTCATCCATACCTTGCCGGCTTGTGCTTTTTCGATTTTTTTAATCAATGTTTCTTGCGCTCTCATCATCGCAGATTGATAATCGTATGCCTCCCAGGTGCGATTATAATATTTTATTATTGCTTTACACAATGTTTCACCGAATCGATTTTGTATTTCTACTTTATGCGTAAAACCATCGCGCCATTTTCCATTTTTACATACATATACTAAATCATTGACCTTATATAATCTTGACATAATTTCACCTCTTTTTGTTTTTTTTGTTATTCTTGTTTTTATTTACAAGTGTAAATCTTGCGCAATCGCAAGTCAAGGCGCGCCATAAAACGCGCGATGATTTACAATCTTTTTTAATCTTGAATCATTAAATTTATTGATTCATCCTCAATCATTTTTTCTTGTTTTTTCGATAACTTGCTAGCTTGTCTCACCTTATGCCCGGATGACCAGCAATTTAAAACAATTTCATTGACTATAAAATACCGCCCATTGTCCATTGTCCATATCTGGTTTCCTAAACCTACTACCGAATCACCTTGAAATAAACAATCTACACAATGTTTCGCAATGAATTTTTCAATTGCCTCTATCGAATAAAATCTTGACATAATTTCACCTCTTTTTTTATATTGTTATATTGTGATGATGAATCGCGCGATTGTTATATCACCGAATCATCACCGATTGATGAATCATCGCGATATATAATCACAATTAATTATGATATACAATCACAATCAATTATATATGCGAATCATCATCGATTCATCACCGCGCGATTGATATATGTATTTCATCATCACCGCGCGATGAGATATATATATCATATTTTAATACAATTGTCAAGTAAAATTTTATACAATTGTAAAAATATTTTTTATTTTTTTTATTTTTTTACTTGACATTGTATTAAATACATTATATAATAGTGGTGAATTGATGAGGCGGGCGCGAATAACAAGGCAATCACCGAATCGATTCGATGAAATAACAATTTTAAAAATGAGGTGAAATTATGATTAAAAAAACATTTTATATCGGATTAAACGATAAAAATACACTAAAACAAGAAATCGCAAGTGATGAGGCGGTGAAAATCATCAAGCAGGTATTATATGCGCATGATTTTAATTATATCACATTATCACATGCGAATGGCGTATATGTGATGAATAATACCGGTGAATCTAGCGATGAAAATACAATTATAATAACAATATGCGAATCAATTCGCGCGCATATTAAACATAGAAAACAGGCGCGCGCGGTGATTGATGATTTAAAAGTATTGTTGAATCAAGAATCAATTGGTTATACAATTGATTTCACAATTGCGAATTTTTAAAAATGAGGTGAAAAGATGAAAAGTATATATGATGAAATATCAAATGAGGCGCGCGCGATTATCGAATCATCGCGGTTATTATCGGGTGGTGATGATAATTTATTTTATGCGCATATTGAATATTTTTGTGATTCGCCGGTGATTTTAAAAGAGGTGAATCGCATATTGAAAAATGAAAAAATGATGAATAAATAAATATGATGATTTTATACAATTGTCAAGTAAAATATGCGGTGATTATATCATCGCATATTGACATTGTATTATGATTTAAAATAAATATTGACATTGTATTAAATATATGTGATTCATCGCGCGCGCGCGTGTGTATATGTGTATATCAATAATATATATCATAATATATTAATTTAATACATTGTCAATATGTTTTTTATATTTTGATAATTATTTTGATACATTGTCAATAATTATATATATATTTACATTGTATCAAATTAATATACTAAGATATAAAATATAGAGGTATATATACCATAGGGGGTATTCGCCGGGCGGTATTTTTTTCACCGCAAATTTCCCACCACTTTTTATCATAAAAAATTTTTTATTTTAATACAATAGTCAAGTTATAAATACGGCAATACAAACCCGTATATTGATTTGATGAATCAATACAATATATCACATGATATACTATACAAATACGAATATAGTGTATGTATGTATAACATGGTGATATGATAATACAATAGTCAAGTTATGTATATATTATATATAGGGTATATAGTTAAATAGAATTGTATTGTTGAATCGTGGTGACACCCCTTTGTCACCCTGCGCAAAAAAATCGCGCCGTATAAAAACTTAGGCCCAAGCCGAAAAAATCGCCCGTAAAAAAAATCTTGACCCTATGTATAAATCTCTTGACAACGCTTTTCATTTATGTTATAATGTCTTGACGAAAAAGGGAGGACTTACATGTCATCTAATTTAGTAATAAACGTTCGCTGCACATGCGAAGAGGAATTTTTGCTTTTGCACAAATTGCATAAACTATATCAAGAAGACCAATTGCGGAAGCGCTTAAAAGACCGTTTAGTTTCTGTGCAAGGAAATGGTGACGGAACGAAGTCGTACACAGTCAAATGCGAAGAACCGTCAAATGTTCTTGATGAGAAGCCTTTACAACAAGCGGTTGATGGTGGAATTGATGCGATGGGAGATCCTCCGTTACCGGAGGGCAAAAGACCGTATGAAGAAGACGAAGCAAAAGACGAAGTAAGACACGAAATTACATTAACTGACGTTTTGGAAGCGGAGGCGTTAGAAAATGCCGAAAGACTTGAAGCCTAATTGGGATGAACCGGTTGAAGTTATTGGACCTGATGCGCCTGAGAAGGTTGCTTACAAGCCTAAGATTAAAGACATTAAGAAAAGCATTGAAGAGGACGTTGTCAAGGGCAAAGGCGTCAATTTGATGCCTATTGTCAATAATATGCAGGTGCAAGGGTTTAGCAAGGACGACATTAAGGCTGTGGTGCAAGAAGTGACGATAACTGGTGCGTTAAAGGATGCGATGGCCGCTCCTGCGCCAAGTTTTGTTGCTGGCGACAAGGTATTAAACAATGCCCAAGCGATTGGCAAGGTTTTGGTCGAGAAAGCCGTTGCGGGAGATATGCAAGCGATAAGGGAAGTGCTGAATAGAACGGAAGGAAAAGTTCCGAACGTCAACAAAAACGCTAACATGTCAGTGAACGTCAAGGGCGACGCTAATAGTTTAGCGGCTTTAATGGGGAAGATAGATGCCAATAAATAGATATTTTTGTAATCGGTGCGGGTCGTATCAAGAATTTACGGTTGGTCGGGGTATGAGCCGTGCCGGAGACCGTGGTTTTTGTGAGACCACCATTTGGACTTGCAAAAACTGCGGTTTTTCTCCATTTTTACCACCGAAACCAGAGGAAGAACAAAATGCTGGAAGTAAAAGTAATTAGAGACAAATTTTCGACCTATCCGGATGTGCCAGCCATGCTGGCCCAAATGGATAATTGGAGCGCCGAGGATAAATTCTCCAATCAATTTTGGAGATTAAACAACCTGTATAAGATTGTTGACAAGAACTCGAAAGTGGTGACGTTTGTGATGAAACCGGAGCAAGCGGACCTTTATTGTTCTATTCGCCAACATCCGCGTCACGTGATTTGCAAATCCCGACAGTTAGGTTTCTCGACTTTTATTCAAATATTTTACCTTGATTGTGCGATATTCAATTCCAATGAGAACGTCTTTATCATTGCGCAGGACAAAGATACTGCTTCTGCTATTATGGAGACAAAGATTAAATTTGCGTATAACAACCTACCAGCTGAAATCAAAGAGATACGCAAGGTAGTTAAATCCAATAGTGATGAATTTTTATTGAATAACAATTCGAAGATAACGGTTACGGTATCTGCTCGTTCGGCAACCGCCACCCGTATTCATTCGTCTGAAATGGCGAAGAGCTATATTAAGGACCCGGAAAAGACCCATGAATTTTGGACTGGAACTTTACCAGCGTTGATTCCTGGTGGGACTTGTTGTATTGAGAGTACAGCCGAAGGTTCGAGTGGGGATTTTTACGAAGCGTATATGAACAAAGCGATGGACCATCCGCAAGACCAGAACACCTTTATGCGGCATTTCTATTCTTGGTGGAGGAGTCCAGAATTTACGTCTGATGTTCCGCCGGCTGGTGGTTTTGATTCTGATTTGCGTAAATACTTCAGTGAATTGAAGGAAAAGTATGGTATAGAGTTAAGCGAACGGCAAAAGAATTGGTATGCGGCTATGTCGAGGGTGCTTGGGTTTAAGATGAAGCAAGAGTATCCGACTGTCGACAAGGAAGCGTTCGAGCAAACCAACGAAAGCCAAGTATGGGGAAGGCCACTTGCTTTGATGCGGGCTAATGGTCGTGTTAAGAATACACCTTATTTGCGTAATTACCCGGCTGTTTGCGCCTTTGATATTGGTCATAGTGACCTTGCCGCGTGCTGGTGTGCGCAATTTGTAGAGGATGAACCGCGTATTTTTGCGTATTTGGAGATAAGAAAGGGCGAAATGTCGTGGTTTTTGGAGAAATTTGCGGCAAAAGGCTACAGCTTCCGCCTTGTATTGCTTCCGCATGATGCTGCTCATGGAAGTTTTAAGGATGGAGACCGGTCTTTGGCCTCTGAGGTAGAAAATTGGGGTTATAACGTGTATGTTGTGCCAAAAACGAAGGACAAATTGAAAGATGTATATGAGACTGGCAAATTTATACCCGAGTGCAGATTCAATTCTGACCCGGAGAGCGGGGTACCGGATGGGCTTAAACGATTGGAAAACTATCGAAAGAAGAAATCCCCCGATGGCGGGTATCTTATGGACCCCAATCATGACTCCAACGGCAACTGTGATGCCGCGGACGCGTTTAGGTACCTTGCTACCACCTTTGAAATGATAAAAGAGGAACTTTACGAAGAAGACATGAACAAGTATTTGGATGACATGTATAACCCTGATAGAGATGTTGGGCCTACGGGTTATTAAATCCTTGACATTTTGGTCGAAAAGCGATATACTACAACTGATAGTTTATGGAAAGGAGTTTGTTATGGCTAAAAACCAACCAGGGGTAAGAATAACTTTTGATGAACTGGAAGAAATGCCGTTAGATACCATGAATGAAAGGACCAGGTATTTCCCTGCGATATTAAAATCTCCAAAAGCTGGCGTTGAATATGTTATGAGTAACTTTGGAAAAACTGGCGTCGTCAAGGACCCTGTTGTTCATCAGTCGATGTTTGGAAGCGGTGAGTTCGACGACGAATTTGCTGGTTATACTCGTTCTCCTAATTATAATGCGATTCCGCGTGGTGAATATGAATCTATGTTGAGTGTATTTGAAGAAGCTTATAATGGAAATCCAGACGCTGCTGAAACCATGAATTCTTTGATAAGAGAATCTATTAATTTTAAGAAACGCAACTCCAGAAGGTAATTTCTATGGCTAAAAAATTAAGCATTGAAAATATTTTATCGAATCCTACCGACATTGCGAGGTTGTTAAATGACGATGTACTTGGGAGCATTTTTGATTATTGTGATGTTCGATATAAGGATTTGGTTGCTATACGCACTACGCGTAATGAAAAATTACGTCAAGCAAATGAGGAAGCGTTACAGGTTTACAAACCGAAAACATTCCCGTGGAAAGGCGCGGCGAGTGTAAAATATCCATTAATAACCAATGCGTGTATTGATTTTGCGAGTCGTATGTTTCCTGCTGTATGGCAAGATGGCGATGTAGCAAAAACGAAATACTATACTGACAGCAAAGATTATGCTGCCGGACATCGTATAGCAATATACTTAAATTATTTACTTTCGGAGAAAGTTCCTTCGTGGCCAGACAATTTAGACAAATTGACTACGGCGTTACCTATTAACGGGTTGATGTTGAAGAAGGTGTATTTTGACCCTGAAGTAATGAGTGTTCGTAGTGACTTGGTGTTTCCGCAAGATATTTTTGTTCCAAACGAGGCGGCTAGTTTAAAAGATGCTCCGTTTTATTTTCATCGTTATACAGCAACACGTCAAAGCATTATAGGCTTGATAAGAAGCGGTGTATGGTATGCTGACGAGAAAGATTTTCCAGAAGAGGAACAGGCGGGCGAAGATGTTATTTCTGATGCAACGGTCCGCGTAGAGGATAAAACAACAAGCAATTTTGCGGATGTGTTTGAGGTAGTGGAAGGTTACATAAATTGGGATATGGATGGCGATGGTTTTGCTGAACCCTACATTGTTACTTTCGTACCAAAGGTTTCTGAAGTTGTGAGAATTGTTCCTCGTTATAGTGAAAATTCTATTGTTCGTAACGTTGGCAGAAGTATTTATAAAATTGTTCCAGATGATTACTTTGTGGAATTTCCATTTATGCAAAGTCCAGACGGAAGCATGTATGCGTTAGGTATTGGTGAATTATTATTATCCATCAATCAAGCGGTAGACACTTCTATCAATCAATTACTGGACGCTGGAACTTTGAATAACACTGGTGGCGGTTGGATTTCTAAGTCTGTTCGCTTACAACAAGGCCAAAATGTTACTTCTCCTGGTGAATGGAAAACGGTTAATAATTTTACCGGCAAATTAGCTGATAATATTTTACCAAATCCAAAGAGCGAACCGAGTTCAACAACGTTTGAATTGTTGAAGACTTTAATAGATGCGGGGGCAAAGATTGCTGGTGCGCAACAAATTGCCGATGTGCAAATCCCATCGAACTTATCCGCTACGAGTTCGATGGCAATTATTGAAAATGGCATGACTGGATTAAAATCCGTTTATAAACGTTTCCACCGTGCTTTAACACAAGAATTGCGTTTGATATTAAGTTGGATTATCAAATATCCTGATATACAAGAATATCAAACAATTGCAGGCGAAGGGGCTTCCATTGCGGACTTCGCTCAGATTGGTTCTATAATACCTGTATCTGACCCGAATTTGATTACTACGATTAGTAAGGCGACGAAAGCACAGCAGTTGTTAGAGATGGCTCAGCAAAAGTTAATTCCGGCAGACGCTGCGGCAATACAAATATGTGATTACGCAGGAATTGATGCATCTTCGGTTATGCCACAAGAAATGTCTCCGTCTGATAAAATTGCTTTACAGACGCAAATGGCACAACTGGATTACATCAAGGCTCAAACAGTTCAAGCTTTGGCCATGGCTCTGCGTGCGAAAGACCAAGGTATTGGCGACTTGTACCGTGCGGATACCGAAGGCTTGGCGAGAAGTGCACGTGCTATGGCTGATATGAAGGTTGCGACAACATTTAGAAAGGCAAAAGAAATTGGCGATAAGGCGGTCGTTGAAGATGTTGTAGACGGCTCTAATTTGGGTGCTCAAATACAATCACTGGCCGCCGCCATGGGTATCAATTTCAACAATCCTGTTGGTAGTTTGTTAGGCGATAAGCTGATGCAATCTATTCCAGAAGGGGTTGAAGGAGTGGAAGACGAACAACCTAATGATGTGAGCATTAAGTTTAAGTCTCAGATTGAGTAAAAAGAAGAAAGGAGCGTAAAATGAACATTATAACCGACAGCCAATGGGCTGAGTGGCGATTAAGCCCAGTAACCCAGGAATTTCTCAAATATATTTTGATGAAGCGTCAAGATATTGCTAGGCAAAAGATGGATATGATTAGCGGTCCCGCTGAAAACATCAATCCGTATACTTTGTCTATCATGAACGGAATCGAACAAGCTTGTAATGGAATTTTGAATTTAAACTTAGAAACCATGCAGGAAGAAAAGAAGCAATTGGAGGAAGTTACAAGAGGATACCGTCAAATGATGAAGGAATTTATGGGGGTTGATTTATGAGTAACACTTATGATATGTTACTGGTTCCTGAAGACAGGATTGATGATATCGAACCGTTGGATGACCAGTTAGTGATTAAAATACAATTTCCTGAACAAAAGAGCAAAAGTGGTATTTTGTTAACCCAAAACACAGTTCAAAAAGAACTTGCGGCACGTATTATTGGTGATGTAATAAAATGTGGTCCAAACGTGGATTTTTTTGTTCCTGGGGACCAGGTGATATTCGCTAAGTATAGCGGAACGGTTGTTTCTCGCAAAGACGAGAGCAAACCTGGTATGAATGATGGATACGAAATACGTATTATGCAGGAAAAGTATGTTATTTCAAAGTTAAAGAAAAAGGAGAATTAATATGGCAGATGATAATTTGGATGTACAAATTGAATTTTTTGACGAAGAGCTTTCGCCGGATTATGACCCAACTCAAACAAACATAGGAGATGAAAATGTCGAAGAAAAAACGGTCGAAACAAAAGATGAAAACAAACCAGAAGGTAGTGCAACACCCACAGAAGGTGACGCTCCCCAAAATGTGCCAGACCAACAAGAAAATGTCACTGTGGCAAAGACTGATGCAGAGCTTGCGTCAGAGTTTGGGGTTGAAGAATCAGAAATAAAATATGCGAAAAACATGGGATGGAGTCCGAAAGAAAATTTCAAAGGGAATCCGTCTGATTGGAAAGACCCCAAGACGTTTATTGACATAGCAGAACAATCCGCTCCGGTATTACGTGACCGTTTGCGTGAAATGTCTAAGAAAGTTACAGAGATGCAAAAAGCGTTTCCTACAATCTTAGAAATGCAAAAACGAGAATTGCAAAATCGTGTCGACGGATTGGCTGCCGAAAACGAACAATTGCAAAAAGACTTGGAAGAAGCCCATTTATTAGCTAATTCTAAAAAGGCTGCAGAGCTTACAGAAAAGATTTTTGAAAACAAGCTTAAGATGGCTTTGACGCAAGAGGAACAAAAGCACGTTGGTGAAAATCCTAAGGGACAAGCGGGCCCAAAGACTATTGTGCCTGATAATATCGATGTAGAAAAAGAACGTGCTTGGCGCGATAGCATTTATCCAAAATTGACGTTGGAGCAAAGGGAAATTTACAATGAAGCAGTAAAATTTGTAACGTCTCCAATAAATGCAGACCAATCTACCGACCAGCGCATCGCTTATATTGAAAGCAAGATATTTGGACGTAGAAGCGTTCCTAATGTCGCTCCGGTAGCCAGACCATCGGTTGCGGATGTTACAGGTGCTATGCCGGTTCGCAAAAACGAATACGAAGGCTGGGATTCTTTAACAAAAGAAGAAAAAGATACAGCGGTTAGTATTATTGCTGAAACAGATTGGTATCGTAATCGTGATAGAGACGAAAAGTCTAAAGCTTTATGGAATGAATTTAAAAAACAATTTAGAAAATAAGGAGTTTTATTATGGCAGATGATAAGAATCAAATGGCACAAATGGCTGCTCAAGCAGCGTTAGAGCAACAAAAAAAAGATGATTATCAAAAACGGTTAGAAGCAAAACGTGCAGCTCGTGCGAAAGTGTCAGCTGTTGGCATTGATAATCCTTTTGATATTCCAGAAAACATGAAAGACCCTCGCTTTCATTACATGATTGTTAATGATGCTCCTGGGCGCGTTAACATGTTTCAGGCTCGTGGTTATGAACTTGTTGTAGACAAAGATTTGGCGCATTATTTAAATCAAAATGAAGGTGAGCCGATAAAGTTTGCAACAGGTATGCAAAACCCTGCTTGGGCATATTTGATGAAAATTGAAAAAGAGTTGTTTGAAGAAGATATGGATGCTGAGCGCAAAGCGGCGGAAGAAAAATTCCAGTCTTTGGGTATTGCTCCAGAAGATTTAAAATTTGCAAAAGACGCAAGTATAGAAGGCGTGCATTTGCAAAAAGAAGCTACGTTATAACAACTTACCATTTTCTTGTTATAACGCTACTGCCCTGGTGCCTTCTTAATCTCTCTCCTCCGGGGCAGTTTCTTTTTCCTTGACTTTATAGGCGCTTTATGTTAAAATAGTGTATGAAATTGAGTTATCCCTACCTTGCGGGTTAAATAGGTATGTTAGTTGAGTCACGAAACAATCCATGTTTAACAAAACTTTATTAAGGAGTACAAAATGGCTAATTCAACAGCTAAATTTGGCTTCATCCCTGTTGGCGGACAAGACAACAAAGGTTTTGGTGGGCTTCGTTCTTACTTCATACCTGCTACTGTCACAGCCGCTGTTGCTAAAGGGGATGTTGTCACTCACACAGTGGGAACGAACAGTGTTGAAATTAACGGTATTCCGGCGGGTGTTTTGCCCTGCGCTACCGTAGAATCTTCTACTGTTTCTTCAGCAAAAGCGATTACCGGCGTTGTTGTTGGTATTGCTCCAGTTAATCCGTTTGACCCAGTCGCTGACCAAGGAAAAGGTAGCACTGCTCGTGTTGTATATGTAATGGATGACCAGGACGCTTTGTTCAAAGTATGTGCAAAATCCGGCGAAACAATCAAAGTCGGTGGAAATTGCGGATTTGAATATAATGCACCTGCAAATGGTGTGTCCGGCGTGGTTATTACAGCTACTACGACAACGGCAGGTTTGCCATTCCGCGTAGTTGGTGTTGTGGCAGACCCAACAGTAGCCGATGCAACGCAATATTTGGTTCGCATCAACAGTTCAACCGAAGCCAATGCAGTTGCTGGCTTGAACTAAGGAGATAAACTATGACTATGACATTAGGCTCTTTTCCTCGGTTATTAGAACCAGGTATTCGTAGCATTTTTGGACAGTCCTATCGTAAACATCTACAATATGCGGCGAAAATATTTGAAAAACGCAATTCTGAAAAGAACGCTGAAACTTCAGTTCAAGTGACTGGTTTTGGTTTGGCGCGTCGTAAAGAATCTGGCGCCGAAATCACAATGGATGCGGCGAAACAGGGTTACAGCAATCGTATTGCTCACACTGTTTGGGCATTGGGTTATCGTATCACAGAAGAAGCTCGTGATGACAATTTGTACAAACAAACAATTAACAAATTGACACCTATGTTGGCTAAATCTATGCATACAACCAAAGAAATTGTTGCTCATAACATTTTGAACGGCGCTTTCTCTGGCAATACCTATGGAGACGGTGTGGTGTTGTGCTCTGCATCGCATCCGACAGAATCTGGTTTGCAATCCAACATTGCTGCGACTGCGGCTGATATTTCTGACGCTGCATTGCGCGCAATGTATTATCAGATTCGTCAAGCAAAAGACGACAAGAACATTCCAGTAGATTTGGGCATTAAGAATATTATTGCTCCTGTGACCAAAGAATTGGAAATCAAAGAAATCTTGAAGTCTGACAAATTGGTTAATACTAACTACAACAACATCAATGTGTGGAACAGCAACTTGATTAAAGGTGTTATTTGTTCTCCATATTTGACATCTTCTACTGCATGGTTCTTGCAGACAGATTGTCCAGAAGGCTTGATTGAATACAATCGTAAAGCTTTGACTATTGATGTTGATACTGATTTCTTGACGAAAGACGTTATCGTTACAGCCCGTGCGCGTTATAGCCACACCTGCAACGACTGGCGTGCTATCTATGGAAATGCTGGTGTTTAATCGATAGTATAGGAGTTATCAATGGCTCGTAAACCGTACGTTAAAGGCGAATATAAAGTTATGTGCGATATATGCGGCTCTGTACGGTATGCGAGCCAAACTCGTATGAATTGGAAAGGAGAAAGGGTTTGTTCTGATACTTGCTGGGAACCAAGAAATCCGCAAGAAATGCCAATCAGAATACCTAAAGAGCAAAGAGCTGTCCCGGACCCAAGACCATGGAAATTAAAAGAAGATGTATCTTTAACTGATTGGTCTAAGTTATAAGGAGCGTTTTTATGTTAGACAAAGTAAGAAACGATTTAATAGCAAGTGCATTTCGCAAGGCTAATATCACCAGTTTAGAAAGCGAACCAACTGCGGCTGAAATAGCTGATGCGGCGCACACACTAAACGTTATGCTACAGTCATGGAACAACGATGGTTTTCGTTTGTTTAAGATAAAAACAGGCTATATGCCATTTTTGCCAAAAAAACAAGAATATTCTTTAGCCACACAAGCATATAAAAGTTTTGAAACTTGTGATGTTACGGGATTTGAGCGCATAGGCGCAACTAAAATATCCTTGAACAACTGGTCTAACGTTGCTGAAGGACAAAAGATAATTGTTTTAAATAATACTATTAATCAGAATCAAATATCAGAAGTTGATTTTGATAACAAGATTATAACATTAAAATCCCCGATGCAACAAGCGTTATACGATGGAAATTTTGTGTTTTATGGCCAATCGTTTAATGTGGCACAAACTGAAGAAAAAACATTTAATACGAGTTTTCAAACCATATCGTTTAATAGTCAAACTGTGCTACCAGAAGTTGGCGATTATATATTTGTTTGTGTTTCTGGCTCGTGGGTGTTGCGACAGGTTTATTCTGTTGATACCGTGGGCATGACTATAACTTTGGATAAGTCTTTAGCTCAGGCATCTGTAACATCTTCATATATATTTTATGGCACGTCTGTGTTTGTGTCGTCGTTGTCAGGCGATTACCCTATACAACCGCGTTGTGTTATTGCCCAAGGGTTAGATATTGTTCCTTATACAATTGGCATTATTGACTACGATAATATTACAGGAACGTTTGATGTAGAGTCGGCTGAAATCGTGTCTAGTGACCCTAAAACAGTAAAATTATATTTAAAGCAACCTTTGGATGAAAATATATTGTTGCGGTTAGGCAAAGAATACATCGATGCAAAAAAGGATTATCCTGAAAAAACGTTGTTATTATGGTCAGAGATATCATCCTTGGCTCCGGTTAATGAATTAGATTGGGGTAGTGTTGCTGACTCTTCGTCTTTGGTTACTGATGATTGGGGGTCTGTTTTAGATGCTGCTACGGTTTTGGTGAATTGGGGAACGCTTACTGGTAATGTGCGCATTACGGGTTTTGGTAAGAGTGCAAACGATTTATATGTTACGGTTTATGATGAAGACGAAAACAAAGTGTATCTATTTTGCAAATTGTATGAGCAAGACTGGAGTGTTATAGATACTACTGCGTACGGCCTTACAAATGCTTCTATTTGTATAGCAAACAACACATCGTATTTGTTTGACACTTCTGCAGGGGTTTATGAATTAAATTCTGGCATGTTAAATCAAGTATATTCCGCTAATGGTGTTGAAAAGATTATAAAGTTTAAAAACGCATGGTATTTAGTTTCTCCAAAAGCTGCAGGAACCATAACAAGAACCGTTGTATCCACGATGGATTTTGTTGATTTTTCTGCAAGTTGGACAATAAATTTAAACAGCGTATCGAACCCGGCGGAGTTCTTGAATAAGTTGTACATTGGCACTACAGATACATTTGTTACGTTAGACATGAATGTGTTTTCTGATGTTGGTGTGTATTCTCAAAATCGTTGTGTTATTGGCGACCGCTTGTTGAATATGAATACAGCGCAATATTGTTCGTTCACGAAAGATGGTGTGACATTCCAACCAATGCCGTTGATGATTTCTAACCAGAGTGCTTGGGGATATAAAGATGGTTGCACATTTATAGCAGTTTATGGATTTTTAATTGATGGTATAGTTGGCACACAAATTTATACCGCCAATGATTTTAACCCCGTATGGACGCCTCAGTTGACGGTAAAAGGTCGTGTTTTTGACATTCAGTTCGATGCTCAAAACGCATATTTTGTTTCGGATGTTGAAGTTCGTTCTTTGGAATATCGTGATTCTATAATGCCAATTAATCCTTTATTGACTTATGCGTTTGGCGAACAAATTGGGCGTCCGCAAGAGTTGATGAATGTTGTTAAGTATGGCATTAGGAATCAAACACAGTTGCCAATGAATGCTTTGGCGTTAAAAGATTTTTCGTTGTTGCCTCAAGAAGCCCTTGGAGGGGAGCCAGTTAACTATTGTTTCTTGCGCGACGCAAAAGACGGTAAGATGATGGTTTGGGGCACACCAACAAAGTTTGGGGAGTATCTGAAGTTCTCGTATGTTGAACCACTTGCGCTCCTGGAAAATGCACGCAGCACTCCAGATTTCCCCGATGAATATTACGAAGCAGTTGAGGATGGTTTGGCGTCTCAGTTAGCTTCAGACTACGGATTGCCGTTAGAAAGACAGGCTGCGTTAGCCGCAAGAGCGGAGGCGAGTAAAGAAAATGCAATATTACATGATAATGAAGATACTTCGTATAGTGTTGCACCAAACGAAAGGTGGCGGTAATGGAATTGCAATTACCTCAACAAAGTTATCAATCCCGGTCAAAACCATTTAGTTCTGAACGCTTGCTTAACATGCTTTTTGAAAAAGCCGCAGGCTCAAACGCATATATGCTTATAGGAACTCCAGGGTTAAAAGAATATTATGATTTGGGCACAGGGGACGATTATAAAATCCTTGGTATGATTTATCTTTCTGATTGCCTGATTGTGGTTACGGAAGTAGCGATATATGTTATGTATAGAAACAATGCTGGTGAAGTTTCGATAATAACAAGTAAGCCTTGGAGCGAGTTAGCAGGAGATGCGATTAATCACCCAAAAACGACAGTAAAAATGGTAAGCAACGGACAAACGGTAATGTTGCTTAATTCAGAACGTAAAAAATTATATTTTGTTAACTTAAAAGACGAAAACAAATTTGCTCCGTCAAGTTGGGAGTTTGGCCCTGTTGCTTTGCCAGAAGGTTCGCAAGACGCACGTTATACTTCGTTGGCTTATATATCTGGAGTGTTTGTGACCTGTTGTCAGTTAGGCGGTAATTCTTATGTGCAATATACAGATGTGTTAGCGCACGAAATGCGGCACGCATTCCAATTAGACACGGCCTTAACCAACCTTACGGCCCTGGAATCAAACATGCGTGAGTTATGGTGTTTTGGTGCCAATAGTATTGAGGTAGTAGCGCCAACCGGAGAGGCTGACGAGAATTTCTTTGCCCATGTGCAAGGCGCGTATGCTAACAAGGGTTGCGTGTGCAAAAACAGTATTGCGGTGTATGAAACGGCGTTCTTTTTCTATGGTACCAACGGCGAAATTTATGCAGCAGATAACTATTCTAATTTAAGACAAATTTCTACACCTGCTTTGTTAGATATGATAAAATCTTGGGGTACGCTAGAAACTCAAGAAGACAAAGATGGGGTTATTGGTCAAATATACACTCAGGGCGGTCATACATTTTATATATTAAAATTTAAGAAATTTAAAAAGACATTACAGTATGATTTAACAACATCTTCTTGGGTAGAGCGCGAAACTGGCGATGGTGGAGAATGGGAAGGCGAATATATTACTCGTAGACCAAATGGAGAAGTAATTGTTTCTAGTGCAACAACTGATAAGTTGTATGTTATGGATAGTAATGTGTATACTGATAATGGCGTGCCTATTTGTAGAGAGTTTGTGTTTGCTACGTTAAAGGTAGAAGAAAAGAAACGTATGTTCTTTTATAATCTGACGCTTGATGTTGATGTTGGTCTTGGGCCAGACGATACTGTTATGCTAACGTGGTCTGATGACGGTGGATACACATGGGTCGGAGAACGTTCATTGCGTCTTGGTAATTTCGGGCAATATCATAAAAAATTACAATTTAGACGCCTTGGTTCGTCTACTTTAAGAACATACAAAGTAAGGTTTTCAACAGCAAGTATGGTGAATGTACTTAGTGCAAGCATATCAATGGAACAAGGGTTAATATAATGGCAAAACAGGTTATACCATCAATTCATATACCTATTCAAGAAAAAGATGGTTCTATTTCCTGGGTTTGGTATATGTTTTTAAAATATCTTTCTTCTGTTGAAGGCGGCTCTGGCGCATCGTCTTTGTCTCAATTATCAGATGTAAATATTTCGTCACCAACAAACAATCAATATCTTGTTTATGATAATGGCATTTGGAATAATCAAACGCTTTCGATATCTTGGGGACAAATAGGTGGAGATATTGAAGACCAAATAGATTTGAAAAACGCACTCGATTCAAAGCAAGGTGTTTTAACTGCTGGCACAAACATAACAATAGACGAAAATAATGTTATTTCTGCTACAGGAGATTCTTTACCAGACCAAACAGGTAACGCAGGGAAGTTCCTAACCACAAACGGAACAGATGCAAGTTGGGGAACAACCCTTACCGAAACACTATATTTGACCGGCGATAACACACAAAACAAAATAGTGTTTAATGATGGTAATAACGATTCTCAAAAAACAACAGTTAGGGCAACTTGGAAGTCGATTTTATTTGAACACGGAAACGATGGAACTTTCACACAGGCGTTTAGTTTTTCTTGGTTATACAAGGCTATTTATCCAATAGGCTGGCGGTCTAGTGATGTCGTAACACTTGGAACAAGCGATTATAAATGGTCAAATGTTTATACAAAGAAAATCAATAATGGCGCAGATATAGATGTTCCAAATCAAGCCGGCACAATGGTAGTAGCAGACCCAACAGGCGCAACACAAGGACGGGTTCTAACTCTGGATAGCAACCTAAAACCTGCGTGGGCAGATGCAAGTGGCGTAGGCGGTAGTGTTTATACAAAAGCGCAAGTTGATGAGAAATTTCAAGAAAAAGCAACAGCAGTAAATTATAATAATATCACTAATTGCCTTACTCACATACCACAAGATATAAAATTGGAATTAAACAACGGCACATTGACATTAAAAGCAGGGTCAAAGGTATATGTGCCAAATGGTGATGGGGTGTTTGATACTATTACGATTGCGAATGATATATCACATAGCATCAGCACAAATACTGTTTATGCTATTGGGTATAATCATAATACCAACGAAATATATCATTGGAGTTTGAACGATTGTTATTCTGGAGGAACAGAGCCGTCTTCAAATTATGCATTATGGTATGATACTACTAATAATCTAGTAAAACAGAAAGTTGATGGTGTTATTGTTTCGCACACGGTTTCTCTTCCAATAGCAATAATCACAGTATCAAACGGTGCAATATCAAGTATAGACCAAGTATTTAACGGTTTTGGTTATATTGGTTCAACAGTATTTGCTTTGCCGGGTGTTAAAGGTTTGATTCCGAATGGCAGAAATGCAGATGGTAGTTTGAAAAATACAACCACTAATGATTTTACAATAGTAAAAACAGTTCAGGTAACTACTAGCACGGCAAAAATTGCTATGTATTCTGGTGGTGGTTTGGGTTCGCAAACGGTAAACTTTGAATTAAACGAACCAGAAAATTACAATTATGATACTGATGTTTTATCAAATGCTTTGGAAGTCGCAAGAGTTATAGTTGATTCAAGTGCAAAAATCACAGTGTTCACACCAAAGACAGCATTTCACGCAGTTGATTATAGTGGAGCAGATTTTGTAGTATCTTTTCAAAGACCAACAGCAGAAAACAATTATACTTGGTATAGAAAGTATAAATCTGGTTGGGTTGAACAAGGTGGGTTATACATAGACGATTCTGGCTCTGGTTCAACAGAATATAGTGTTGTTTTTCCTATAATAATGGCTAATAACACATATATTACAAGTTGTTTTACAGACGAAATAAACTATGACAGCACATCGCCCAATTACCCATTGTTTTGCAGTGGTCTTACCACAACAGGTATGACACTAAAAGCAGCGTGGCGAAGAGCAAATTACAGATACCATTGGGAAGTTAAAGGTGTGGCGGCAAGTTAAAAAACCTTGACTTTTGGGGCAAAAAATAGTATAGTATAGAGAAGGAGAAAATCATGACAACACAAGTTCAAAGACGTCGCGGAACAGCGCAAGATTATATAGATTCTGGGTTTATTGGCGCAGAGGGCGAGTTTACTTATGACAAAACTGCGAAAACAATCCGTGTTCACGACGGTGCAACCGCAGGTGGTTTTAAACTTGTGCGCCAGGGTGTAGGCGTTGAGGCTCAAGAAACGCCAGTATTTCGTAAAATTAGTTATGATGAGCAAGGGCTGATTACATCCGTGGCCGTTGTACAATTTGCAGATTTGCAAAGCATTTTAACAGGTAATGTTGTTTTTGCTAATGCAGCTATTACTCCGGGCATAGGTTGCAAGGTATCATTTGATTCTAAAGGGCTTGTGACAAGTGCGACAACCTTATCTGTTTCTGATATACCGGCTTTAACAATTTCAAAAATTACAGATTTACAAGACGCATTAGATGCAAAAATGGATTTGATTGCCGTTAGTTCTGATGATGATGCTCAAGGAACAATTAATCTTGTAGACGGAGCGGTTAAGTCTATTATGTTAGGTAGTGCAGTTACTTTGGTTCCGCCAGTTGTATCAGATACAACAGTTTTGCATCAGTGTATGGTTCAATTAAAAAATCCATCTAATTATTCGGTTTCTATATCGAGCGCTACAATGAATTTTGGCACAAGTGTTTTATCTCCGGCTTCGACATTAAGCTCTACCGGGACATACAATGTGTATTTTGAATATGATGTAAACGAACAAAGATGGGTAGTTGGTATAATTACAAAAACCGCTCAACAATCGTAAGGGGCTACAATGAAAATATTTAGCCAGGATTTACTTTGGACTACATTAAACGACGGTAGCGAGCAAGCTACTCTTACTATTGTGCCTACTGTAGGTGGCGTTGAAGATTATGTTTCTACTGTATCTCTTGAAGCAGATGGGTATACTACTGTTACTGGGACCGGTAGACAATCTATAACTGTGGCCGCGGGGGCTGATGTTGTATACACCATAGAAAAAAGCAATTATAATACAGCAACAAATTCTGTTGTTGTTTATAAAAATCAAGTTGTTAATATTCCTTTGAGCAATAGAGCAAAACGCACTATTACAATACATCCAACCCCTTCTACTGCTACGGTAAAAATAGAGAATCTAGATGTACAAGGCGAAGTCTTTTTTACTACAACAGCACAAATTGCAGAAGGCTATCATGTCCGCGTCACATTAATTAATGCTGGCTTACAAGATTTTACAGATGAATTTGTTGTTGGAGCCGATAATATTGAAAAATATTTAGAAATGTTGGCAACTGTTAGTATTTCTAATACTACTCCGTCAACGGCCACTAAGGTTTTATCTTTAGACAACACATATCAAAACCCTAATTATACAGGAAGTATAACCATCCCTTGCACAACACAGGCGATTTATTGGCAAATAAGCGCAGGGGGATATATTCCAAATTCGGGTGTTGTTATTCCGACGGACAATCGTAACTATTTGGTGGATACGGTATTGGTTGCGCCTGATACAGTGTTGAATATAAAACCATTGTCTTACACGGTCCGCGCAAGAACGCCAAACGACGCTGATGTTACTATAACTATTTATAACCCACATACAGGGTTAACAAGAACTGTTACCGGTACCGGAGAGACAACTGCTACATGTTATATAGATGAAGTTATTACATGGGAAGTGAGCAAACAGTATTATATAACGCAAACATCTGTTAGTTCTACCACCATGATAGATAATGATTTACAGACAGATTATATTGACTTACAACAAGCTGTGAATTATGCACATGTGTATTGTAATCCGTCTAATGGCACAGTAAGAATATATATAAATAACATAAAGGTGTCTGAAGGCGTTGGTGAAGCGCAATATCCGGTTCCTTTGGGAACTACAATTACATACGATGCAGAGTTTGCTGGCGTGACTTCTCCAATGAGCAATCCGGTATTTATAGATTATGCAACACCTAATTTTTCGGATACTGTTGTGTTAAATCCACAAGACGCCACTTCGTCTCTTATAACATCCACAGAGACAAGAGTATTGCAACCTGGTAAGTATTATTATGTTGCTGTTGGCGCTGGCGCTGGTGGAGCGGCAGGAAAAGTTACTTCGGCACAAACATGGGGTAATTTCTCGTATTTGTATGCAGGACACGGTGGAAATGGCGGTGGAAGTGGTTATATCTCTTACGGTAGCTTTACCTTAACAGAGGCAAAACAAGTTACGTTTAATATTGGTGTTGGCGGACGCGGAGGAAGTAATACCATATCGTCTGCACCAGCAAGTGGTGCGCCGACTGGCGGAGGTAATACTACTGTAACAATAGCCGGTGATGAGACGCCTATTGTTGTTGCTGAAGGCGGTAAAACATCTCAATATCCTGCTGGCACTAGTGGTGGAGATGGCGGCAATGGCGGCGGTGCTTTTGGTTTTGGCGAACTCAGACGGTCTAATGCACAATCAAGCGAAACAACCAATGCAGTAGCTGGCGGCAATGGCGGTAAAGGTGGTGGAAACGGGGCGACAAATGTAAACAATGTCCTTGGTGGTGTAGGATACTACAATTCGGTTGTTTTATACGAGAATAATGGTGGGGCTGCGGCAACAAGCTCTACCGTTGCTCAAGGCGGTTTGGGCGGCGTTGGTTTAAGCGCAATAAGCTCAACAATTACACCGACGTTTTTAGCTAATATGAACACAGCGCAATTACAAGTATTATATAATGCAATGAGCGCAGGTGGTGGCGGTGGTGGCGCAACGTTTAGTTCTTCGCAACAAAAAGGTGCTGGCGGCGGTGGAGGTGCCGGATGGACTAATGGAGCCAATGGACATAACGCAGGTACAGCAGCTGACGACATGCTTGGTGGCGCCGGTGGAGACGGAGCGATTATTATTGCTCGATATGCGTGGTCATAGTAGAGAGGAATAAATGAAATATGTTTATGCGATTGTGGGATTTGTGTTGGTGTTACTTGGAACTCATCTATATGTATATAGTAAAGGGTGTGAAGCCGGTCGCAATCAAGTCAAATCTGAATTATATCAAACAACGCAAAAACAAGTCGTTGCACTCAGGCAAGCAAATCAGAAAATTCTTGACTTACAAAGGATTATCGGTAATAATAATGATGAGTGTTTTAACCGGTTGTGGCCTGATGAAATCATCAAGTCAGTCAATATCGTGCGTTGATATGACAACTTATGTAAACAATGGCAAAACCGCGGCACAAGTTATTTCTAGGGAGCGTTTATGCGAGATGGCTCGCACTGGACAATAAGGAGAAGTTATGGGTGGTGTTGAATACCAAGTTACCAAAGTAGACCCGACAGACCCACACACGAAAGGGGCTGTATATCAAGTCCACAAGGTTAGCGAAGAAATCGCCGCAACCCTAGGCGGTAAAGTTTATCGCGCTCGCATAATCAACGACCCGACAGCACCAACTGTTGCGGGTAAGGTTTATCAAATTGTTTTAATCGGAGACCCGTCAGACCCTGCTGTGAAAGGCAAGGTGTATAATGCTATTTTGACAGGCGGTTCGGAAGCGACCGTAGTCGGACCTGCTGTATCGCCGTTGGAATTATCCGATGCCATCGCAGATTCCTTGACGTATGTAAAAGCATTTGGTGGCACAGAACAAAACGGCACTCCAACCCCCGATGCACCAATAGACATTGTGAGTAATAATGGGGTGTTAAAGTTTAGTTTGAACGAGTTTGACCCTAACGCCGCAGAACTTGGTTATTATCGTAATGCGAACACCGGGGCTAAAACCGAATCGCTTTATAACTTTTTAACTGCTATGATGCCAGTAAAACCGAGCACAAGTTATGTTTTGTTTGGCAGAAGAAAATCAGATAATCATTTGTCTGCATATAATCGTATTTATTGGTTTGATAGTAATCAAAACTTTATTAGCACAAGTTCTTATAGCGTAAATACTGTCACGGTTGCCACCTCCCCTGCTAATGCGGCATACGCCCAGGGTGGTATAAACGAATCTGGTGGACTAAGCATACCAACAACGCAAGAAATCATTGACGATTACAACTGGGTTTTTCAACCAGGGACAGCAGAAGTGCCATATACGCCGTATAGCCCAACAGGCATTTATACAGATGGCACGATTGAAACGATAGAAGATACAATCGGCAACACGGCAACGGCTGAAATGTTGTTGGGGCTGAACGACAAATACCGCGATGAACAAAATATCACGACCGGTGCAATCACGAGAAATGTCGGGGTAAAGGTGCTTGATGGGACGGAAGATTGGGTTTATAACGACCGATATAATAGGTATAATGTAGTAAATTTTTTACCAGATGCGGTTGCACCTAATAGTGATTTCTTATGCACTCATGGTGTTGCGTCTATAAGTACAAAGGGTACTTGGAGTATAAAAGCATCCGGCACATTTGCTTTTTATGACGACAAAACAATATTTGCCACAGAGCAAGATTTTAAGGATTACCTTGCCGACCAATACGCAAACGGCACACCTGTAATCGTGATATACCCATTGGCAACCGCAACAACGGAATCTGTCGCAGGGCAGACATTACAGGTGCAACAGGGCGACAACATATTGGAAATCACGCAGGCGAGTTTGGACAATCTGGAACTGGAAGCGAAGTATGAAAAGGAGGCAGAGTAATGGAACAATATCTGTCTGAAATTGTTACTGCGTTGATTTCGATTGGAGTATCGTATGGTGCTATGAGAGCGGAGATTCACAACTTGAAACAGAAGGTCGATAAATACGATGCCGACCACGATTTGATAATTCGTTTAGATACGAAGGTGGACGGCATATCAGAAACTTTACAAGAAGTAAAGACAATGATGGAAAACAAAAGGAGCAAAAAATGACAAATGTTTATAATATCATAGTTACACATTGGGTAGATATACTGGCTTGCTTTGGTGGGTTAGTGGCCGCCGCATCTGCGTTTGTTAAACTAACACCAACACAGAAAGACGACAATTTCGTTGCGTTGCTGGTAAAGATACTGAATTGGCTATCTATCTTTAACCCGAAGAAAGACCAAGAAGTTTTGGACAAAGCAGAGGCCAAGAAAAAATAATGAAAAAGCGCAAGTGGAAGCATCTTTATTCAATAAGCCAAACGTTTGTATGTCCTTATTGTCTAAAAGAACTTCCGCTTAGCGAAATGACGGTTGAACACGAACCGCCAAAGTCTCGGCAGAAAGAATTAGGGCCGAGCACAAAGATTTGGGCGTGCAAAGAGTGCAATAACCAAAAAGGCGCTCTGACAGCCCAAGAGTACGCCGAGTGGAAACGCTTGGAATTTATAAGAAATGGTGGGCTATCAAGACAAAGGAGTTAAAAATGGCTTGCGGAAAAAAAGGTGGAAAAAAATAGGAGTATACAATGTATAAATTAACATTGGGTTCTTTGAACGAAATAAAATATTCCGATACCGATGCACACGGGTTGTTTTCGGGTACTATCGAAACCGATAGAGTCGTGATAGTCGACGGTGACGGAAAATATTTACAAACTGACGGAAACTGGGGTACAGACTTGAAGAACGGTTTAGTTCGTACTTGGTCTGCTACACGCGATAAAGCAGAAGTAGATTTGTTGAAAGCGAAATATGTAGCAAAATCTGCTACAACCGCTGCTGTTTATGTATACGATGGTATAATGGTTTTGCAGTCTTCTTATGCTAGTGTAGACGCGTTTATTGAATACCTGGTTGATAACGACATTATTACAATTCAAGGTTATGTTTCTACCGATTGGAAATTAGACTCGGTAAGCATCACCGAAGCCGGTGCTGGTTATACACAAGATATAGTTGTCGAAATACCTGGCGGAGAAACAAACGGTATGATTTTGTGCGAAGTAGACGACGATGAACAATCTGAAACTTATGGCACTATTAAAACCGCAACAATTACACGCGTTGGCAAATATAAAGTTGGTGCTACTCAAACAGCAGATGTTCCTGGTGGTACAACAACCGCTAAGTTGTCAGTAACTATGGTGGAAATCGGCTAATGAAATTTGTATTCGAAGAATGGTACAACAGGAGCGTAAAATCTGGGTGTGTTGAGAAAGACTTTACACCTCAGGTGTGTTTCAACGCAGGAGAACTAATCGAGAAGTTAAACGCCCTTGGGTTCAAACCTGCTAGGGTGTTTTCTTCTTGCTTGCGTAGCAGACAAAGCCAGATTCGAATATACAAAGAAAAAGGTATAACTGACGAAAGCAAAATTCCGTTCGGTTCTTGTCATTTAACTGGTGACGGTGCAGATGTTGCGGACCCAGACGGAAAACTTGGAGCGTGGTTAAAGCAAAACGTTAAGAAATTGGAAGAACTAGGTTTATATGTTGAAAGCCTAGCGCATACGCCCGGATGGTGTCATATACAAAAGAAGGCTCCAAAATCGGGTAGACGTTTCTTTATTCCTTGACTTTTTAGTGGTTTTATGCTAACATATTGGTGATAAGGAGAAAAAGATGGTTATGTATCCCGTTAGTGTTGCAGGACCTTCTACTATTAGTAATATTAGGGGGACAGGAGGTATTGGTTCCGGAGGCGGCGTTCCAACTAACATAGAATCAACTTTACAAAGAGCAACCGCTCAACAGCAGGAATATTTAAACGAAGCAAAGGCGTTATATGAACCGTATCGTCAAGCTGGTGCGCAGTCTTTAGATGAATACATGAAGCTGTTATTAGGCGGAGTTGATTCTTTGTCGGGAGACAATAATTTCCGTCAGATGCAAGATTTGGCCGAACGTAAAGTTATGTCGAACCGTGCTACATCAGGGTTATTACGTTCTGGCGCAACAGCCGCAGCATTAGATGATACTTTATTAAACTTTGCGAATAATTACTATGGCAATAGATTAAATCAATTACAAGGTGGCGTTCAGTATGGTACTTACGGCACCGATGCTCAATCCAGTATTTTGGATAAGCTTGGTGTATCCGGAACAGATTTAGCTAACGCTATTGCTAATATCCAAATGCAAAGAGAATCAAACGACGCGATGATTAGGGCTGCTCGTGAACAAGCAGGTGCAACAACAAGCGCAGCAAAAAAAGCAGGTCGTGATAATCTTATCGGTTCTGCTATTGGAGCATTAGGCACAATTGGTGCGGCTGCAGCAATATTCTCGGACAAAAGATTAAAAACAGACTTAAAATTGGTTGGCAAGAGTCATAATGGATTGAATATCTATTTAGGTCGTTATACTAAAGAATCCGGTTTAGACGATGGCAAACAGCACTTGTTCTTAATTGCACAAGAGGTTAAGGATGTTGTACCAGATGCGGTCGTTGAAGATGAAAGCGGATTCTTAAAAGTGGATTATGCAAAAGCTTTAGGAGTATAAAATGGCGTATAATTTAGATTTTTCGGGTTGGCAAGATGCGCGTCGTGCTATGAGTGATTCCATATTAAATCAGGCGAATATTCAAGCTAACGTTATTGCAAATAGATATAATACAATAGCAAAGACAATATCTAGCTTGGGTAAAAATGCTTTATGGGCATACGGAGAAGGCCAAAAAGCTAAAACTGACGATATGACAAAAAAAGCAATGGATGTTGCTCGTGGTGCAAATAGCAATTTGGCTGCACAGGGTTATACAGGGCTTGCTGTTGACCCAGACCAGGCTATAAGTGCAGTTAATGGGGTAGAAGAACGCAAGAAAGCTCAATTAGTGAATGGATTATTGAGGTATATCTAATGGTTGACGTTAATAAAATAATAGACATTATGAACTCGTGGGACCGTAATAAGGTATTAAACGGGGGTGGGTTAGTTCCCCGCAGTGGTATTCCTTATACGCCTTTTCCAGAGGTGCCGACCCCATCTACCGGTATTCCATATACTCCGTTCCCAGAAGTAAAACAACCAGTATCAGATAATGTATCGTTTACCGACGAAATGTATTTTGCGCCAAGCGGGTTTCAAGTGGATGATGTGTTAGTGCCTAAAAAGCCAACAACCAATGCGGATGTTTGGTTTGAGCCGTTTCCGCAACAAGGAGCGGTAAGTTATAAAGGCGGCTTTACGCCAGAAGAAGTAGACGTTATTACACAGGCTTCTATTACAAACCCAAATAATCCTAAAGAAGCAATAGACGCCATGCAGGTAATGAGCGCAAACAATTTGTTGCCAAAGGATGAATCTAGCGAATCTAATAGCCAAAACGACAGCGGTTTAACTGTTGATGATGTAGATTTGTCTAGAGCGGCTCAACAAAGACGTCGTAGAAGTCCTATGGAACAAGCGGCAAGTAGAGCAATTGATGCGTTTGATTTTATATCTGGCGTAGATAAAGAAGCTTACATGGGTAAAAATTTAGCAAGAGAAGTTGAATACGAAAAGAAACTGGCCGAAGAAGACCCAGAGGGTTATCAAGCAGATATTAATCGTGCCAAAGTATTGTCTCAGCGCGCGTATGCAACAAAAGACGTTGAGTTAAAAAAGAAATATGGCGCAGCTATAAAACGTTTGTTGCCTTATGAGACTCAAGGCATGGATGATTTAACTGCATCTGAGTTCTATACGTCTAGTGAAAAGATGGATATCGAAAAGTTGAAAGCGGCGAATCGCTTGAATTTGCAACAACTAAAGGGTGCACAAGCCTTAGCTCAATTAGGTGTTAAAGGCGACAACGCGTTAACATTGGCAGAAGTGCAAGGCGAAATAAAACAAGCATTGCAAGACAGTGCAAAACTAGCGGATTACCAACGTGCTAAATACGTTGCGGATAAGGCCGCAGAAGGAAAAGTTGAAGTTGCTGGTATTAACGCAGACGCTAAAAATTATGCGACCGATGTAGGATATCAAAAAGCTGTAGATGTGGCAAATATAGGCGCACAAAGTCGTGAGAATGTGGCTAATATCGGCGCACAAAGCCGAGAAAACGTTGCGAATATAAACGCCGCAAGTAGAGAAAGAATTGCGGATATAAATGCCAAAAACAGAATAGATGTTGCAAATATTAACGCATTAAGTAGACAACAGGCAGCTCAGTTAAAAGCGGCGGCAAAAGCTTCAGCAAACGGCGCAAATGCTGTTGGCGATGTGATTCCGTCAGAAGGCGTAGTAAATGCTGTAAAATTGATAGAAGAAAAGCCAGGGCAATTCGACGAAACGGCTAACTTGGTTGACACAAAGATTGGTCGTTGGCTTGGATTACTTGGAGACAAAGCTATTAGTAATCGTGCAGAAGCTACTATGGCACTACAAGAGGCGGTATTAGGTTCTGTTATGAACTTAATGCAATTATTCCCGAAAGGTGGTGCATCTGTTATTAACAGTGGTACAGAACAAAAACGCTTTGCTCCGATAGCGGAAATTATTGCGAATAAACGCGGTAAAGAAATTGTCCCAGCTTTAAAATCTTACTATGGCGGATTATACGATTCTGCGCAAAAAGTTGCTGGAGAACGTGCGCCTATATCTCGCGAAGAATATGTAAATTTAATGGTATATGGAAATACAAAAGGAAAGGCTGGTGGGGGCTTAACGATGATTCCGCGCGATACCTTAGGTATGAACCAATCCGGTATGCCGGTTATTACTAAGCAACAAGATGGTAGTGATATGGTAAGTTTATAGGAGACCACAATGTCAGTTGATATAACCAAACAAGATTTTAATTTATTGGAAGAACATTGGGGCAAAGGCAAAACCGCTGAAAACGTTAACAATATGAGAACGAGCGGTATCGATGACCAGGCTATTGGAGACCGGCTACAGTATTTTATAAACAGATACAAAGCACAAGATATGGCCGCTACCGCGAAAATAAATGCTTTGGCAGAGCAAAATAAAGAAGCCGCGAAAGAAGCCCAAGAAGACAGAGAAACAGAACTGCGTCGTACAGGAAAAGTAGAACGCGGGTTAGCTTTTGTTGGCGGTATAGTTGATAGTGTATCTGGTGGTCTTGGTAGTTATATATCATCTAAAGCGATGCCTGAAGCAACTGAAGCTTATGCCGATATTGCTAAAGACCATTCTGGTTATGCTACTGGCGGTGAATTATTAGGGTTATTTGTTCCATCTGGTGCAGCTGGTGCCGCTATAAAATACGGCGCAAAATTAGGCAAGATGGCAAAAAGTGCTATTGTTGGCGAAAAAACATCACGTGCTGCACGAGCGGGTGGCTATCTGGCTGAAGTTGGTATTCGTTCTACGGCCGCTTCTTTAGAGTATAATTTGCAAAATGCTTTACAAAAAGAAGCCGGCACAAAAAACTGGGAGCAAGGGGAGTCTTTCTTGCGTTCTACAGGGGCAGACAGTTTGGCGAACATGACTTTTGATATGATGTTTGGCGGCATTGGTGGCGCTGTTAGAAAAGTAAAAGAAAACATTGCTACTGTTGATGCTACGGTTGGTTTACTAGGCGGAAAAGAAAGTATTGCTTCGGCACGAGATGCGTTTTATAAAGCATTAGAAATGCCGGGTGCTACCACAAAAGAAGCGGCTGGTGCGTTTTTTGCTAAGATAGCAGAAAATGTTGGTCCGGAAGCTAGCGCTATGATTGCAAAAATGATTAGTAAATCGCCTAAGTTTAAGAGTATTGTAGAAAGTCAATTGTCTGTTGCGGATAAAATAGCTTATAACAACGCAAAGGTGTTAACTGATGCAGAAAAGGGCAAAGCGGCAAACAACATTATAGGTTGGTTGGGTAAAAAATATACAGACGCAACAGGCGCGAAACAACTTGGCACAACAGCGGATGATTTAGTTCGTTATATGGGTGTAAATAATAAGAATTTCAACGAAGTAAAATCAGCAGGATTGAAAGAAGCACAAGATAAAATCAATCAAAACTTCGCAGAGTTTGAAGAAAATATAAAAGTGGCCGGGGGTTTATTACGGCAAGACTACGAAGCCACAAAAGTCGTTAGGGACTCTGCTAATGTTGCTGACTTTTCTGCGTTACAACCAGGCGGATATGCAGAAGGAGAAATGAATCGTTTTGTGCAAGCGCGCAAACAAAAATTTATTGAAAGTAGGTTGGCAAACATGCAAAATGTTTCTCCGGAAGAGAAACAAGAAGCAATTGCACAATTGTCTCATCAGTTTGATAGTGAGATGGCAGACGAGGTTAAAAAGCAATATGCGGTAACCTTTGCTGATAATATCATTAAAAACGGGTCGAGCAATGTATATGATTTAATGGACATGCAAAACCATGTTAAAAACGTTATGAAAAAAGACGTTATGCAAGGGTCTTCTACTGCGCCTGGAAAATATCACAAAGAAATAAATCGCTTGTTAGGAGCCGAATCTGATATTTTAGATGGTGCATTAAAAGCGATGAATAATGCAGATGAAATGGTTGCGCTACACGAACTTGGCGAAAAATATACGGACAAAAGTTTATCTACATTAGAGGCTCATTTAGCAGATGCTATGGATGCAAAAGAAGCCGCGGCAAAGTTGTCTGGGTTCAAACTTGGATATGAAAACCAGTTATTGGACGCTTTGATTGCTGGCGACACAGCAAAGTTTGAGTCTTTAATGGCCGCCACAGGTCCTTATGGCACATTAAACAAATATTTTGCGAAAGATGAATTAAAGAACTTTGTAAAAGATTCTGCTCCAAAGATAATTGCGGCAAATAATATAAAAACCTGGTTAAAGGCAGTAAAGAAATACGAAGATAATACTGGCTTAGTCGACGCTGTTATCAGAGCGTTTATTGCAGGCGCCGCGGGCGCTAGAGTTGCAGGCGCAAACTCTGCGGTTACAGTGGCAAGAAAACTTAGCTTTGGTCCTAAAACAATGGCTGTCGTTGAAGAATTTGCTTCCAATCCATCTGCAGAGGTGTTTAACAAGATGTTAAGCA